ATTTTAAAGAAAGCTCAATACGCGGATATGTGCAGGAACTTGCCAGCGTCGAAAATGAACAGCGGCTTTTGCTTCCGGCTTTGAAGCGGCGCGGCATGGAGATACTTAAAAGCAAGGGGGACACTCCAAATGGGACGCTATAATGATTTGATTTCATTCATCAACGAGCTGAACGAAAGCGGTCGTATTCAGTACGACGATTACAGCCGTCTCTTCGATTTGGCTTCCGAGCTGGGTGAAGCGGAGAATGCTCTTGGCGCAGCCAAAGTCGATATTGCCGCCTTGTTGTGGCTGAATGGCAACTGCGAATACTGCGAACACGGAGAGAAAGAGGAATTCAGCGGCGCGAACAGGTGGCATTGTAAACTTGGAAACGGCGTAGACTGCCGCCCCGTATGGCGCGGCGTCGTAACAAAAGACTCCATGCTCGAGATACATAAGGCAAACCCGACTTCGGTTCGTGCAGAACCCAGTCACACGGGGACTGTGCTCGGGCCGAAAGAGGTCTTGTTAGTCTCTGATATGGAGGAGGCTGAGGAGATCGTGCCGGAGGCCTATAGGGGCTTTCTGCTTATCAAATGCGCGCATTGCGGCAAGCTGCGTGGTTTCTGTGCAAAACAGCCGATTACAGAATATCGGTGCGATGAATGTGAGAAAACGACGCTTTTGCACGATCTCACATCGGCATACATCGGCTGTAAATGCGGCAGACATTTCAGATACCGCACGAACATGGTCGATGATATGTTCACCTACAGTTGCTTATCCTGCGGCGCGCCGGTAGACCTCGCATATAACAGGAAAAGCGGTATATATCAAACGGTGAAGTGATGTTGATTATTACGGTACAGGTAAACGCACCGGCTGGGCAGGCAATCGGCATCAAAGAGCAGATCGCGCAGGATTTGGAGCGGTATGGAGATACCCGTGTCCTATCCGTGGAGGTCGTAAAGCAGACATATCAACAAATGAAGTTGGGAGGAATGGATAATGAAGTATTGCGCTAACTGCGATACCCCGCTCATGACACACGCGGCAGAGAACACGGTGTTGCACATTTGCCCATCATGCAGTAGTATTTTCTTGGAGAAAGATAAGCAATACCGATTTATCGCCCAGCTCTCCGGCGGCAACGCCGCGCGTGAAGCTGTCGAGGTGCTGCGGCTTTGCGGCTAAGGCCAAAAGATAACCGAAAGGGGTGAGCCACATGATTTCGATAAGGACATCATGACGCTCGATAAATTGAATAAGCATTTTGAACTGATCGAAGATCGTGCCAAGGCGCAGGATATGTTGAGGTCTCTGCGCGAAGCAGCTTACCCCGGCGCAACCGCATTGACAGGTATGCCCCATGCGCCAGGCATCCGAGATAAGATAGGCGATCTTGCAGCGGAGATAGCGGACATCGACGCACGCATTCAATTCCTCGATACGGAGATAAGCGCAAGTGAGGCGACAATACTTCCGTGGATCGCTACCATACGAGACGATCAAACGCGGCTGATCTTCCGCTTGCGCTTCCTGCGGGGGCTTGCGTGGAAAGAGGTCGCTGCGGTCATTGGAGGGCGCAACACGGACGACTCCGTGCGGCAGGCGTGTTACCGCTACCTCGGTTCTTAAAACTTGTTCTGTCCTGTTGCAACTCGTTTCTTGCTATTTCCCGCATCATAGCGTAGGATTACACTTGTAAAATCCTACAAAGCCAGACGGCCATCCCGTAAGGGGTGGTCGTCATTCTTTTGGGAAAGGAGGCCGAGGCCTGCGCGTTACTCCTTGCGCGTTGGTCATGCGCCGGGTCCAATGTTCGCCAGCAAAGGGCAGCGGTGACATCATAAAAGGAGATTTCCAAAATGTTCGGAATTGTCATTTTGGCCGTCTATGCGGCGCTGATGATCGGCGTCACGCTGATGTTCACGCACAAGACGGCTACCGCAGAGGGCTTCCATGTTGCGGATCGGCGCGTCGGCTCGGCAATCGCCGCCATGAGCATCGCCGCCACATGGATTTGGGCTCCCTCACTGTTCACTTCCTCGGAGATGGCCTATACGCGCGGCGTCCCGGGGATGTTCTGGTTTACGGTACCGAATGTGCTGTGTCTGATACTGTTTATTCCCTTTGCAAAAAGGATACGGGCGCAGTACCCGGAGGGCATCACCTTGACCGGCTACATGACGGAGCGGTATCACTCCGGCAAGGTCAAAGGTATCTACTCCTTCCAGCTCGGCGCACTCTCTGTTCTTTCGACGGCGGTACAGCTGCTTGCCGGAGGGAAGACGCTCGCCCTCATTACGGGGATGCCGTTTTGGAGCATGACGCTCGCCCTGGCAGTTATCGCGTATTCTTATTCACGCTTCTCCGGGCTGAAAGCATCTATCGCAACCGATGTTGTGCAGCTGGGCATTATTCTCATGGGTGGCACTCTGCTGGTCGTTCTGAGCCTTCGCATGACCGGCGGCTTTGACACGGTACGGGCAGGGCTCGGTGCCGTCTCTGGAGAATATACTTCGCTCACCTCCTCCGCGGGCATTGAGGTCCTGCTGGGCTACGGTCTGCCGATGGCTGTCGGTCTGATCTCCGGCCCGTTCGGGGATCAGTGCTTCTGGCAGCGAGCTTTCGCAATCAGGCGCGACCGCATCGGCAGATCGTTTTTTGCCGGTGCGCTTTTGTTTGCGCTCGTTCCGATCTGCATGGGAACGGTGGGCTTCCTTGCCGCAGGCTCCGGCTTTGCGGCCAGCGACACCGGCATGGTCAACTTTGAATTCGTTTCCTCGCTGCTTCCGACATGGGTGCTGGTCCCGTTTCTGTTTATGATTATCTCCGGCCTGCTCTCCACAGTAGATAGCAACCTTTGCGCGGCAGCGTCGCTCACGACAGACTGGCTCGGCATTGGGATGGACACGGTGCAGACTTCGCGCCGCACTATGCTTTGCCTGCTGATCGTGGCTATCGCCATCGCCAACATTCCCGGCCTGACGGTGACATACCTGTTCCTGTTCTACGGAACGCTCCGCGCTTCGACGCTGCTGCCGACGGTCATGACGCTGCTCGGTAAGAAGCTGACGGGCAAGGGCGTTTTTGCCGGTGTGCTGACCGCTCTGTGTGTCGGGCTTCCGATTTTTGCTTACGGCAATCTCGCAGGCATTCCGGCTGTGAAAGCAGCAGGCAGTTTGACAACAGTGCTGTCGAGCGGGATTGTTGCCGCCATCGCCTCGAGAAAGGCGGTGAGGGCATGAGCCTCGGAAGAAAGCAGCGTATCGACAACAGCGCATGGCTGGAAGCCGTTGCAACTATCGAAAATGCAGTTTCCCGCGCAGAGCTGGACGAACTGACCGCCGCGACCGTAGCCGACATCAAGGCTACGGCAGCTGGAAAGCGTGCTGCCTATGCGTGGAGTGCCGGCAAGGACAGCATTGTCCTCGGCAAGCTCTGCGAAGCGGCTGGCGTCACTGATAGCATGATCGGCGTGTGCGATCTGGAATATCCCACCTTTGCCGCGTGGATCGAGGAACACAAGCCGGAGGGCTGCGAGGTCATCAACACGCATCAGGACATCGACTGGCTGGCCAAGCACCCCGAGATGCTTTTCCCCAAGGACTCCGCTGCGGCTGGACGCTGGTTTTCCATCGTGCAGCACAGAGCGCAGCGCGAATATTTCAAGGCGCACGAGCTGGACATCATTATTCTCGGACGTCGCCGTGCGGACGGCAATTATGTCGGTCGCAACAGCAACATCTACACTGACGGCAAGGGCGTGACGCGGTTCAGTCCCCTCGCGGCATGGAAGCACGAACATGTCCTCGCCTATATTCACTACCACAAGCTCCCGCTTCCACCGATCTACGGCTGGAAAAACGGCTACCTGTGCGGCACTCACCCGTGGCCTGCCCGCCAATGGACGGGCAGCGACGAAAATGGCTGGCGTGAAGTCTATGACATCGACCCCTCTATCGTCCGTGCGGCGGCAGAACGGATCGACAGCGCCCGCACCTTCTTGAAGGGGGTGCAGGCATGAAAGTCGTAAAGAAACCTCTCTCTGAGCTCCAACGGCCAGAGCGCAATGTCCGAATGCACACCGACAAGCAGCTGAAAGAATTTCGCCGCTCTGTTGAAATGTTCGGACAGATCCGCCCAATCGTGGTCGATGAAAACGGCGTCATTCTTGCCGGCAACGGTTTGTACGAAACACTGCTCTCCCTCGGACGTACCGAAGCAGATTGCTATGTCGTGTCCGGGCTGACCGAGGCTGAGAAGAAAAAGCTTATGCTGGCCGATAACCGCGTCTTTGATTTGGGCGTTGACGATCTGGCCGCGCTGGACGCTTTTATCCTTGAGCTGAAAGACGACCTGGACATTCCCGGCTACGAAGAGGATCTTCTCCGTGCGATGGTGATGGAGGCTGACGAAGCCAGCGACGCCCTGCTTGAGTACGGCACCATTGAGCCGGAGCAGGCTGCGGCCATCACCGAGACGCGCGAGAAATACGCCGCCCGGGAAGAAGCTGCTGCGGCGCAGGCTGAGGAAGTCACACCCGCACAGAGCGGCACGGCGTCTTCCACAGAGCCCGCTAAGAGGTTTATCCTCTGCCCGAAATGTGGTGAGCGGATATGGCTGTAAAGCGCATCAGCTCAGACATCGACGTTGTGACTGCGGCGCGCCAGCGGATCAAGAATGTATTTTCCAACGGTGTCCCCGTATACCTCTCGTTTTCCGGCGGCAAGGACAGCATCGTTCTTGCCGACTTGACCTATAAGCTGATCCAGGCCGGGGAAATCGACCCCACACAACTGACCGTCCTGTTCATCGACGAAGAAGCTATTTTCGACTCTATTGAAGCGACCACAAAGGCATGGCGAAAGAAATTTCTGCTGGCTGGCGCCAAGTTTCAATGGTGGTGCATCGAGGTCAAGCATTTCAGCTGTCTGAACGAACTGTCCAGCGATGAAACCTTTGTCTGCTGGGATCATCGGAAGTGTGATGTTTGGGTGCGGCAGCCGCCGCCTTTTGCCATCCGCAACCACCCGCAGCTCCGGCCAAGGATCGACAACTATCAATCCTTCCTGCCGCGCGTCACAATGGACGGCATTATGATCACCGGCGTCCGCGCAGCAGAGTCTATACAGCGGCTTCAATATATGGCCGCGTTGAACATGGGCGCAAAGGGCATCACCGGCACGAACACCATTTACCCTATTTACGACTGGAAAACGGCGGATGTCTGGCTGTACCTGCGTGACCAGCATATAGATATTCCCGAAGTCTATCTGCAGATGTATCAGGTCGGCGTCAATCGAAACCAGCTGCGCGTGTCGCAGTTCTTCTCTGTTGATACCGTACCCGTGCTGGTACACCTGGGCGAATACGACCCGTCGCTCATGGAGCGTGTCCTCCGGCGCGAGCCGAACGCCTACCTTGCCATGTTGTACTGGGATAGTGAAATGTTCCACCGTACCACAAGGAAGCGCCGGGAGCTGGAGGGCGAGGACACCAAGGACTACCGTGCGCTCCTGAAGGAGATGCTGTTCGTCCGCCCGGGAGACTTCTTCAATACGGAGCATAAGCGCAAGATCGCCAAGCAGTACCGCAAGATGTTCATTCAGATGGACGGAATGGCGCGGCCGCGCGATTACAAGAAAATGTACGGCGGTTTGACTGCTGGTGATCCCAAGCTCCGCACCCTGCGAGCCATCTATCAGGACATATCCTGCGCCTACGCCGATTATGCCAAGCGCTTCCGGAAGACCTGCTAAGAAAAGTCAAGTAGAAATTTCAAGGCAATGCAGCTTATAAAAGTGCCGCACCGAACCAAGCCGCTTTGCATCTCAAAATGAAACGGCGGCCAGCCAATGCTTTATGGCGAAGATCAGGCGGTGTGTTCCAATGACTCCAAATAGGCTTTTACAGTGGCGTAGTAGATCCGCAGAAACTTGTTGGCGGAAGCCATCATGTAGACGCGGTAGGGCTTGCCCTCGGCGCGTTTCCTGTCCATGAACTGGTAGACCGGTTCATCCAGCGGTGCGGTCTGCAAATAGACGCTCATAACAAGAAAGAGTGTCCGCCGTAAAGACGATGCACCAATTTTGCTCATGGATTTGTGCCTGCCGGTCACATCGCCGGAATCATTTGGCGGAGCATCCAGTCCAGCGTAGGCCACGAGCGCTTTCTTGGAATAAAAGCGGCGCACATCCCCAATTTCAGCTATGAGCTGCGGCCCCAGAGTCGGGCCTACGCCGAACAGATCCATGACAACGGGATATTCCGGCAGCTGGGAAGCCAATGATTGCATTTCGTGTTTGAGAGCCGCAAGCGCGGTAGAAGTCGCCCTGAGTTGGGATACAGCCTGTTCCACGAGCAGCTTGGTCGTTTCAGATTTCGGTATGACGTCAATGTGTCCGCAGGTCTCGGCGTGAATGGTATGCGCCTTTGCTTCACTGAAGTTGTAGCCGTGCTTTCTGCACCAACGTTGGTATTTGTTTGTGAATGCCTTTTGGGATTTCTCACTGACGCAGCGGCAATGCCAGAATTCAGCCACAAAATCCACCCACTTTTCACTCCCGTCCCCGCGGATTGGGCTTGAAAACAGGCGGTTGACGTTTGGAAACACCGTATCCAGCAGCGAGATCAGGTTGTTCTTCAAAACCGTCTGCACCTTGGAATACTGCCGGTACTGGCGGTAGCAGTTCTTCAGCAGCAGCCGGGTATCTTCCTCTGGGATATACCTCGGCAAAGTAAGCCAGCGGTCAAGGCCATAGTTAGCCAGTTTGACAGCATCCTTCCTATCGGTTTTGACACGCCGTAATTCGTTGTTCCCGTAGTCATGCACCAGCTTTGCATTGACAACGGAAACATATAGTCCCGCGTCGTGGAGCAGCTTTGCCACCGACGCATGATAATTTCCTGTGGCCTCCATGACCACGCGAGTCTCACCGTCCAGGCTTTTGAGCTGCCTTGCCAGCTTGCTCAGTTCACTGCCGGTGTGACGGACTTCAAAGGGTGAGATGACGACCTCTCCAAAGGGACGCATGACGGCAATTGTGCTCCTGCCTTTGGAAATGTCGATGCCAACAGAGTTCATTTGCATTCCTCCAACACGAATTTGCAACCGGAATCCATCTTTTTCTCATTGCCGGTTCAATCTATTGGGTGACGCGAACTCCAAGGCTCAACCTGCTCAAATCGAACGCTGCAATAAGGGGATGACTGACAGTCTTTCGTGCGGACATAAAAGCCCAGTGAGGTGATGGTCAGCCAGTTGCTCCCCTTATTGTAGCTTAGGCATGAGATGGAAAGAAAGCCGGACTGGCTGCCCGGCTTTCCTGTCCAAATTTATTGTAATAGGGAGGTGAGGCATAATGTCCGATGTAAATCTGTTCGCCCCGTTGTCCTCCCTGCAATGGGTAGACCGTGAACAGCTCAAGCCGAACGATTACAACCCCAACAAGGTCAATCGTGAGAACCTAAAGCTGCTGGTGCAATCCATCATGACGAACGGCTGGACGCTCCCTATCGTGGTACGCCCTGACTATACCATCATCGACGGCTTCCATCGCTGGACGGTGGCCGGAGAGGAGCCGCTGCACACCATGCTCGGCGGCAAAGTCCCCGTGGTGATCGTGCGTCACGACGATGCGACCGAAGATATTTACGGAACGGTCACGCACAATCGCGCTCGTGGTACACATCTGCTCGAACCCATGAAAGCCATCGTGAAGAGGCTGTTGGACGAGGGCAAATCCGTACAGGAAATCGGAAAACAACTCGGTATGAAACCCGAAGAAGTTTTCCGCCTGTCTGATTTCTCCCGTGATGACTTCCTCGGTATGATGACAAAGGGCGTCAAGGGGTACAGCCATGCGGAGCTTTTAACAAAGCTGTAAAGCAGCATCGCTGACAGGCGCATACAAAGCGTGAGAGCGCCGTATCAGTGCTTGGGCGTGTTACTACCGTCCTATGCGCCAATGTCACTCAGAGCGCAACGAGGGGCGTTGCAACAGGCCGCAAGGTACTGTGACATACCCGCCCCGACCGTCGCGGGCGCGTCGACCCCAAAGTTCGCATAGTTACTGGGGCAAAATCAGGGCATTTCGTTACGCCGTGAGCGGTGCTGTAAAAAGCATCGCCCACGGTTTTTCTCTGAAATGCCCGCGATTTCTCGCAGAATGCCCTCAAGTTCTTTTCAGTTTTATCCCCTTTTCGCTTGTGCTTCGAGCGGAAAGGTCAGATAAAGGCGCAGCCATGCGCTTTCGCCTCCTGTTTATATAAGACCATGGCACGGTGATTTGGTCTCGCCGCCCCAAGGCGGTGCTGCGGTGCAATTACGCTAAGCCGGCATTCGGAAGAAAGGAGTTTGCTATATGGCTGGACAGGACGAGACCGTTAAAATCACGGACGAAACGGAAGTAACGACGACCGGGCTTGCCGCAGTGCTGGGCGTGACCGCCCGCCGTGTGCAACAGCTGGCGCAGGACGGTACCGTGCCGACCTGCCGCAAAGGTCGTTTCCTGCTTGCCGACAGCGTCCAACGATATATCAAACTCCAGTCTGACGGCGGCATGACCGAGACGGAACGAGAGACAGCAAAGAAGCTCGAAGCCATGCGGCGGCAGAGCGAAGCGACCATGAAAGCGTCCAAAGCAACTATCGCCAAGCTGGAAGCCGAGGAGCTGAAAGGCACGATGCACCGTTCCGAGGATGTTGCCGCCATGACGGAGGATTTGATCTACACCATACGCGGCGCGCTGCTTGCACTGCCCGGACGCTTGGCTGTTGATGCCGTCGCCGCCGCCACGCCCGCCGAAGCTGCCGAGATCATCCGCAAGGAAGTCCATAAAATCATGCGCGAGCTGGCGACCTATCGTTATGACCCGAAAAAGTATGACGAGCGCGTGAGAGAGCGCATGGACTGGTCGGAGCGTGACGATGATGAATAGTCAGGACAAGGCGGCATTGGCGGCGGCACGGGAGGAGCTGCACAAGCTGCAGATCGTCCGGCTGAACAAGCTCGTTGCAAAAGCGATGGAGGGAATGCTGCCGCCCGCAGACCTGACCGTGACAGAGTGGGCGGAACAGCACCGCAGGCTGTCGGCGGAGAGTTCGGCAGAGCCTGGACCATGGCGCACCGAGCGCACACCGTATCTCCGCGAGCCGATGAACGCCTTTACCGATCCCCGCGTCCGTCATATTACGATGGTCGCCGCGTCGCAGGTCGGCAAATCCGAGTTCTTGAACAATGTCATTGGCTACATCGTTGACGAAGACCCCGGTTCTATCCTGTTTGTCCATCCGACGACCATTGATGCGAAAGAGTATTCCAAACTCCGTATCGCGCCGATGATCCGAGACTGTCCTACGCTGCGTAAAAAGGTCAGCGATCCCAAGAGCCGCGACAGCAACAATACGATTTTGCAAAAGACCTACCCCGGCGGCATTCTCACGATGTGCGGCTCGACCGAAGCCCATGCGCTGGCATCAAAGCCTATCCGCTATGTGCTGGGCGATGAACGTGACCGTTGGGCATTGTCGGCAGGCAACGAGGGTGACCCGTGGGATCTTGCGATGGCTCGACAGACCACTTTCTATAACGCCAAGGCCTGCGAGGTCAGCACACCGACCATTAAAAACGCGAGCGCCATTGAAGCGGCGTATGCGACCGGCACGATGGAACGCTGGCGGACGCGCTGTCCGCATTGCGGGGAGTATCACGAAATACGCTGGGCGGATATCCGCTTTGAGTATGACGAGATCATCGTCGCAGGGAAAAAGACTTATAAGGTCACAGATGTCTACTACATCTGTCCCGGCTGCGGCTGCGTTTCTTCCGAGCTCGAAATGAAGCGTGCACCCGCCAAGTGGGTGGCGGATAATCCTGACGCATACGCCCACGGCCACCGTTCGTTTTGGCTTAATGCTTTCGTGAGCCAGTGGGCCAGCTGGTCCTCCATCATTTTGAAGTATCTCAACGCGCAGGGCAGCACACGAAAGATGCAGGTCGTGTTCAACACCTGCTTCGGCGAGCTGTGGGAGGATCGCGGCGACGTGCAGGACGAGGATAGCCTGATGGCGCGCCGCGAGGCAGAGCCCTACGGCTTGCAGGAGGGCGGAACGCCTATCGAGCTGCCAGAGGGCGTGCTGGTGCTGACGGCGGGCGTAGATACGCAGGATAACCGTATGGAGTACGAGATCGTCGGGCATGGACATTTCGGAGAAACATGGGGTATCGAAAAAGGCATTATCATGGGACGACCTGATGATCCTGCCGTGTGGGACAAGCTGGATATGACGGTGTTTGATCGTGTATTACATTTTGAAAACGGTGTCGGCCTGCGTATGTCGATGTCCTTCGTAGACGAGGGCGGTCACTTCACGCAGGAGGTACGCCAGTTCTGCTCGCGGCGCGCAGGCCGAAAGGTATTCTGCATCAAGGGTATGCCGGGCGGCGACAGGCCGTACACCGCGCCGCCTAAAAAGCAGAAGATCATCATTAACGAGATCAATGTCGGCACATGCTGGCAGTATCAGATTGGCGTCGATGCCGGAAAGCAGATCATCATGGATAACCTCGCTGTGCAGACCCCTGGTCCGAAATACTGTCACTTCCCTAAGCGTGACGATTACGGCAGCGCGTATTTCATCGGCCTACTCTCCGAGCATCTGATCTATGATGCGAACAAGAAGCAACCATGGATATGGGTGAAGATACCGGGCCACGAACGCAACGAGGCGTTGGACTGCCGCAATTATGCAATGGCGGCATTTAAGGCACTCCCTAAGAACCTTGACGAGATAGACAAGCGGCTAAAGGCTGCAGCAGCGAAATTCGCTGGAAAGCGTGTTGCAACGCCGCAGGATACCGCTCCCGCCCCCGTGCCGCGCACTCGTACACGGCGGCACGGCGCTGGTAAAAAATACTATGACGACTGGTGAGGTACAACATGGACAAAGTAGAACTTCGGGCGCGGCTGGAATTTTGGCAGGCCGCTCTCTCCAAGCTGCGCGCCGCATATCTGGCTCTCGTGGACGGCGGCGTAAAAAGCTATGTCATTGACGACCGCGAGTTGACGCGCTTCGACCTCCCCGATCTGAAAAAGGAAATCGAGGATGCGGAAAAGAAGGTCGACGAGCTGACCGCCGAGCTGAACGGACGAAAGCCGCGCAAGGCATTCGGTATCATTCCACGAGACTGGTGACCTTTTTTGTGAGGCCACGAAAATGGCCATTTTGCCGATACCGGCAAAGTGGTCGTTGCATTTTTTGCAACAACTGCGGGTATTCGCCCGAAAGGGCTTTACCAAGGGCAGACCGGCGGCTCTTGCTCCTTTCCCCGTCGGTCT